GTTGGGCGTCCCCAACCGTGTTTTCGCGGCCAAGGATCAAAAAATCTTTGTCCCTTTGACATCGCCAGAGGGTATGGACCGTTTTTACCAGCCCGATCGCACCAGGCGCGCCGCGCGCGGTGGATCTTCGCGAAGTGCGCTCGAGCGCACTTCGCTCCTGGCGGTGAGTTGACTGGCCGGATCTCCGGATCCGCACGAAGCCCCGATGGCCAACTTTTGCACCGGTGGGATAAGGTAAACGATTATGAAAACTGCGCCGGAGGGATGCGGGTGAGCGAAGAGCAAACAGAGTACGCTCGGGCGCACTCGCGCGAGGTCGTGCTGCTGCGGCGCTTCATGGCGGGCGAGCGGCTACCGACCGCCGAGTCCGCGGAGCTCGCTCATCTGCTATCGGCTTCAGTCCTCGCGAATCCGCCGCGGGCGCGCGCGGCCTACACGCACGAGCTCGAGCACTACGCCGGGAAAATCGGCGTCGCCGTCCGCACGTTGAAGCGCTGGATCTCCATCGGGAAAGATTCGCAGCCGCGCGAGCTGCCGCCGCTCGATGATCCGCCGGCGCTTCTCGCATGGTGGAATCGAATGCAGGCCCGCGGCATCCTTAAGCAGCGGCCGTCGCAGGGGCTGCTTCACTACGGACAACCGACCGCGCGCTCAGCGCCGTCTCATCCTAGTTTAGAGCAAACTGGAATAAAGTTAGAACAAGCCGCGCCGACTGCAGCGCCCTACACCTTCAGCTCCACGCCAGGCGGTCTCGAGGAGAGCGTGGAGGAGCTCCGAAAAACTGTCTGGTCCACGCAGGAGCGCCTGCGCACCGCCATGCTCACCGGCCTCGATGAGGGTCTGATCTCGAGCCTGCAGCGCAGCGTGGAGAAAGGCCTCGATCTCCTCCGCAAGGCCGAGGTCGGCATCTTCGAAATGCAGAAGAAGCGCGGTGACCTGGTCCCGCTGAAGGAGGTGCGCGAAGACTGGTCCACGCTCCTCATGTCGCAGAAGATGATGCGGGCCCGCATGGTCGACAACGTCTGCTCTGCCCTCGCCGGTGATCTCTCGCCCGCGCATCTCGAGCTCGTGCGCTCCGCCGTCGCGCTCGAGCGCACACGCGAGGAGCAGCTCCTCCGCGGCGCCAAGCACTGGAAGGAGGCCGCCGATGTATCACCTGTCACAGCTCCAGCTTGACGCGGCGCCCGGCTCCGCCGGTTCGCCGGCCTGGGTGCCGGGATCCATCCTGCCCGGCCTCCTCGAGCGCGTCTTCGCCGAGCTGCCACCGGAGAACGTCTGGCGCTGGGCTGAGAAGCACATCGTGCTCGACGCCATCGCGTCGCCCGCCAACCCCGGGCCCTACGATTCCCGCATCGCCCCGCACACGCGCTTTCTGCAGGAGGCGCTGACCGACCCGCAGTGGCGCCAGTTTACGATCAAGAAAAATTCCCAAGGCGGCTTCACCGAGGCGATCATGAACTACCTGCGCTACCGGGTGGCTCACGATCCTGGAAACGTCCTCTACGCGATCGACTCCGTCAACGAGGCCAAGCGGCTCGCCCGCATCCGTCTGAAGCCCACGCTCGAGCGCTGTCCGCTCACCGCCCAGGCGATCTCCGAGAACGAGGACGACATGAGCGCGCTCAACTTCTATCTCCGCGACATGTTCATCATGTTCATCGGCGGCGGTTCGATCGGCGCCGCGGCCAACAAGGTGATCTCCGTCGGCATCGTCGACGAGGCCGACAAGATCCCGCGCGTCGCTGGCGGCCACAAGCACCTCGTGGAGGAAATGAAGTCCCGCTTCAAGACAGTCCCCGGTGGCAAGCTCATCGTGCTCTCCGAACCCAACGAGGAGACCGACATCACCACCACCGAATTTCGCCGCGGCACGATGCACAAATGCCACCTGCCGTGCCCGCACTGCGGTCACTTCCAGGTGCTGGTGCAGGAGCGCCTCATCTTCGACCACTGCAAACTTCCTTCCGGCGACTACGACAAGAAACGCGTGGCCACCGAGACCTACTACTCGTGCGTTCGATCCGGGACGCCCGCTTGTTCCGACGGGAAAATCTACGATCGCCACAAACGTGACATGGCCCTGCGCTGCGAATGGCGAGCAACGAACCTCAACCCCGAACCCGGCCATCTTAGCCTCGAGTCCTCCGACCTATTTTCCCTCTTCGCTGACGCCAACTTCGGCCGCATCGCGCTCGACCTGATCGACGCCATCAAAAATCCCGCCCGCCAGAAAGCCGTCCAGTCCGGGCGCTTCGGCCTCGAGCACAAGGGCCGCCGCGTCGAGGTGCAGCAGGATGATCTCCTGAAACTCTGCGGCGACTACGCTCGCGGCACGATGCCTCAGGCCGCCATCTATCTTGGTATGGCTTCCGACGTGCAGGGCGGCGTGAAGAAATGGATGAAGGCTGCCTTCGATCGACTCGGCGATCTCTACGTCGTCGACTGGGGCCAGTGCCTCGCCTTCGACGACCTGACTATCGAGGCCGACCAGCCCGTGCGCGACGGTGCCGGCAAAGATTGGAACGTGATCGCCGGCTTGATCGACGAGGGTTTCAAAACCGATGAGGTCCGGAAATTTTGCATCCGTTCCAACTATCGATTCCTCCCATGCAAGGGCCGCGGCAATCTGAATCAGATGCGCGGTCAGCTCGTCGCTCCCAGCCTGACGATCCACGACGGCCAGGAATTCAACTGCTACCACTTCAACGACGACAAATTCAAGCAGGCGCTCTATCTCGATCGCATCCGCGACTTCGACCGGATCAAGAAGGGGCAGGCCCGCATGACGAGGATCTGGCTTCCCAAGGACATCGACCGCGAAGTCCTGCACGAGCTGATGGGCGAGCAGATGGTGCCGAAGATCCTGCCCTCCGGTTTTGAGAAGCTCCTCTGGGAAAAGCGCTGGACCAACGACTGGGGCGACGCCCTGAAGATGCTCACCGTCCTGGCTCACGTCATCATCAACGATCTCCTCGAGGAGATCGCCACCGAGGAGGCACTCGCCGCCAAACCTGCAGCCGCGCCAGCGGCGGCCTGACTCTATGGAAAATCCCGCCCCCCGCAAAGACTTCGACCGCATCGTCGCCAGCGCCAAACGCGCCGGCCTTCTGAAGGCGCTCTACGAAATCGAAGGCCTCGCCATCATCGAAGTGCCGGTGCCGACGGCGGCCGAAACTCCCGCGGCTTTGACTCCGCCGGCGTCATCTCCTGCCGTCCCGAAAGTTTGACACGCCCGTTCCTTCGTTCGCGTAGCTGGTAACTGCGCGGGTTGTAGTAGTTCGGTTATGCTTGGCATACGGTCAGCGGCCCGGTGGGCGAGTCCCGCCGGGCCGTCTGCTTTTCTGCCGGAAGTTTGACACCTCCGCCCGTCCATGGACGACGAAGCCCGGATCGCGGCGGTGATGCAGTATCTCCGGCGCACTTACGCCAACAACATGGACGGCCTGAAGGCCCTCGCGGCAGCCATCATGTCCACCGGTGCCGAGGCCGTCACTCTGACCGGTCATTCTGCCGAGGGCGCCACCGTCCAGGGCCAGATCACGTTTGAGGCGCTCGCCTATCTTTCCGCTGTCGAGCAGGTGCTGCTCGAGCTGGACGCCACCCTCAATCCGACCGCGCCGACCATTCCCACTCCCGGCAGCCTGGCGACGGTCATCGACTTCTCTTCGCGCTTCCACGCTACCTGACCATGGCCCGCGCAAAATCCACCGCCCCGCGCGCCGCGCGCGCCAGCCGCTCACCGGCGCCGCTTGCCGACGAGCCCATGGTCACACCGATGGCCGATTCCTCGCTGCTCACCGGTTGGCCCTACGGCGCCGTTGGTTCCAACGGCTACCAGTCGGCCAGTCGCTCCCCGGATCGCGCCTACGTTTACTTTCCCCAGCTCGATACGCGCAAGGAGATCACGATGCGCACCCGAGTCGAGACGCTGCGCCGGGTGCGCTACCTCTATGCCAATGTCGGCTTCACCCGCCGCGTGCTCGATGGCATCCCGCGCATGGTGGCCGGCACCGGCCTGATGCCACGTTTCATGAGCTCCGACAAGGAGTGGAACAAGCTCGCCCTCCAGAATTTCGAAAACCGCGTCGGCACCGCCGCGATCTACGATGTCGGTCGCCGCTACAATTTCTACTCGGCGCAGGCGATGAATCTGCACTGCCGGTACCGCGATGGCGACATGGGCATGGTGCTCGCGGAGTCCGCGGCCGGCCTCGGCCGCATGGCGTTTTACGAGTCGCACCAGATTTCCAATGGCCAGACGGTGCCGGGCGATGAGCTCTCGCTCTTCGATGGCGTGCGCGTCGACCAATACAACGCCGCCGTTTCCTATCGCATCTGCGGCCATGCCAATCCCTACGGCCTCAGCATTTCCAACGATGACGGCAGCCAGGTCGACATCGGCGTCGAGAATTTCATCTACTTCGGCAAATACTCGAGCCCGGGTGCGCACCGCGCGACGTCCATCCTGACGCACGCCGTCAACAACCTGCTCGATATTTCCGAGCTCGATGCCGCGTTGAAGAGTGGCCTCAAGGCCTCCTCCCGCATCGGCTATTACATTGGCCGACAGGTCGGGGCGAGCACTGCCCCCAGCCTCCGCGGCCGCGCGCCGGCGGGCACCTCCGTCGTGACCGATGTGAGCGGAAATACGGTCCGCACCGAGAAACTTTTCGCGGCTGCCGGTGGCGAGATCCCCGACCTGGCCGCCGGCCAGGAGATCAAGCAGCTGCTCGACAGCCGGCCGCACCCCAACTCCATGGCGTTTTTCGAGCACCTCGCCCGCGACATGTCCTGGGGCGTGGATCTCTCGCCCGAGATCCTGTGGAACATCGCCGCCCTCGGAGGCGCGAATTCCCGGATCGTCCTCGCCGATGCGCAGTCCTTCGTCGAGCAGGAGCAGCAGCACCTGATCGACGCCGTTCTCGGCCGCCAGTTGATCTGGTTCACCGCGAAGGACATGAAGGCCGGTCGCCTGCGCAAGTGCGCCGATCCGATGTGGTGGCGCCACGACTGGATCGCTCCCGCGCGTTGGACGGCCGACTACGGCCGCGACGGCAAGCTCTACCTCGACCAGCTGCGCAGCGGCGCCCTCACTTTCCGTCGCTTCTTCGGCATGCAGGGTCTCGACTCGGACCACGAACTCGCCGAGTGGATGGACGAATACCAGAAAATCGCCGCCGGCGCGGTGGAACGCGGCCTCGATCCTGCGGAAGTTCTCAATCGGTTCTACCAGCGCAGTGGCATGTCGACGGGCGCGCCCGCCGTCGGTGCCAGCACGGATGATCCGACGAATGCCAACGACGACGCCGATACCCAGGCCGGCGCAGATGAGCGGGGTGGCGGCGCGGCCGGTGATTGATTTTCTTCATGAAAACCGCCCTTTCCTCCAACGCCTTCCTGGCCAAGCTTCTGGCCTCGCCGCTTTTCCTCCGCTCCGACTGCTTCGTCGGATTGATCCGCGACATCGCCGCGGGCAAGCCGGTCCGCACGCCGATCGCGACCCGCGCCGACATGCCGGCCGATGATGAGGATCAGGACGAGCCCTGCTACCCATGGGAGGTTCCCATCTTCACCGTCGAGAACGGGGTGGCCGTCGTCGAGATCAGTGGCGCATTGATGAAGGGTTTGGATCCCATCACCGCCTGGTTCTACGGCTGCGCGAGTACGGATCGCGTGCAGGCCGCTCTTTCCGAACTTGCTGCGAGCGACGATGTCGTCGCTGTGGTCCTCAAAATCGACTCCCCCGGCGGCATGGTCATCGGGATCCCCGAGCTCGGCGGCCAGATCGCTGCCCTCGCCGCGACGAAGCTCGTGGTGGCCGTGACTGACTTGCAGGCCTGCAGCGCCGCCTACTGGCTGGCGAGCCAGGCCACGTTTTTCTACACGACCGCCAGCGCGCAGGTCGGCAGCATTGGCACCTACATCGCACTCTACGATTACTCCGAGTATCTCGCGCAGATGGGCGTCAAGCTCGAGCTCTTCAAGCGCGGCAAATTCAAGGCGATCGGCGTCACTGGCAATCCGCTCGATGATGACGCCCGTGCCTTCTTGGACGAGACCGTCGGTCGCACCAACGATCAATTTCTTGCCGCGGTGCGCTCCAAGCGCGCCAACGTCGCCGATTCCACCATGGAGGGCCAGTGGTTCGATGGCGCCCAGGCCGTTGATCTCGGTCTCGCCGACAAGGTGGTCGACAGTGTTTCCGATGTGATCGCTGAAGTGCAAAGCGCCGTCGGCGCGCTGCTCTCCGCTCCGATCAACTTCGGCTGATTTCGTACCAGGCAGTGCTCGCCGCGGTCCTTCGGGACCGCGGCTTTTTTGTGCCGACTTTTGACACGTGCGGAAACGCAACGATGAAAAAGTCTCAGCGTCTCCGCCTCACCGCCCTGCTCGCCAAGGATGCCGCCACCCTTTCCGCCGCCGAAAAGTCCGAGCTCGCCACGCTGCAGGCGCTCGCTGCCCAGCACACGGACGCGAGCAAGGACACCGACGATGCCGTCAAGCTGAGCCCCGCCCAATTTCTCGCCAAGCTCTCCGCCGCGTTCACCGACAAGCAGGCTCTGGCTGCCGAAGTCGCCGCCGAAAAAGCCAAGGTCGCCGACCTGACCGCGAAACTCGCGACGGCCACCGCCGAAAAGGACACCGCCGCCGCTGCCCACGCTGCCGCCGTCACGGCCAAGACCGAGGTTGAGACCAAGGTCACTGCGCTCACCGCGACACTCGCCAGTTTCGCCACGGCCATCGGGCTGAAGCCCGAGGAACTCGCCGGCAAGTCCGCCGCCGAAATGCAGGCCGCCTTCAATTCGCGCGTCGTGGCCCACACGACGGACAAGCTCGCCGAGCTGGGTTTCCCGCTGAGCGGCCTCCCGTCGATCGCCGCCCCGGATGCGAATGCCGGCAGCGACAAGGTCCTGTCCTACGAGGCCTTCAGCAAGCTGAGCCCGACCGGCAAGCAGAACTTCTTCCGCGCCGGTGGCCAGCTCAGCTCCGTGAAGCTCATCGGCCCCTTCGCCGCCGTCGTCTCCGGCAACAACTGAGCGGCGCGCTCTCCTCTCCCTCCATTTCCCCTTTCCCACGTCCCACATCATGAAATTCCTCAGCCTCCCCTTCCGCCTCGTCGCAGCCCTGAGCGTTGCGTCTTTCCGCCTCGCGGCGGTCCTGATCGCCGCCATCGCGGTGGTCTTCGCCAATTTCCTCGCGCTGTTCGGCGTGAAGTCGGTCTTCGCCTGTGGCCTCAACACGCTGACGAGCCTCATCCCCGACTGCTATGCTGCGCTCGATGTCGTGTCGCGCGAGCTGGTGGGTTTCATTCCGTCGGTCACCCGCGATTCCTCGGCTGACCGTGTGGCCCTCAATCAGACGCTCCGCGTCCTGCAGACCACGGCGAACACGTCGGGGCGCAATATCGCGCCCGCGATGTCCTTCCCGACCACGGCCGACCAGTCGCCGGGCAACAAGTCGTTGACGATCACGAAACAGCGTGCCTTCCCGTTCAACTGGACGGGTGAGGAACAGAAGTCGATCAACACGGGCCCGGGCTATCTCAACGTCCGCCAATTCAACATTGCCCAGGCGCTGCGCGCCGCGGTGAACGAAATCGAGGTCGACCTGGCGGTCGCCGCGCAGCTCGGCTCGAGCCGCGCCTACGGCACCGCCGGCACCACGCCCTTCGCCACCAACCTGGCGGAGTCCGCCCAGCTCAAGAAGATTCTCGATGACAACGGTGCGCCCGCCGCGGACCGCAGCATCGTCATCAACACGACCGGCGGCGCCGCCCTGCGCACCCTGCTCAACAATCCGTTGAACGCCAATATCGCCCTCACCGGCGACATGACCCGCCAGGGCATGATCCTCGACGTGAACGGCTTCAAGTTCCGCGAGGCCGCCCAGGTCCAATCCATCACGAAGGGCACGGGCACGCTCTACACCTCGAGCGCTGCCGGCTTCGCCAAGGGCACGACCTCCATCCCGATCATCACCGGCTCCGGCACGGTGGTCGCGGGTGACGTCATCACCTTCGCGGGTGATACGAACAAGTATGTGGTCACCGTGGGCGTCGCCGCCCCCGGCACCATCACGATCGCCGCCCCCGGCCTGATGCAGGCGCTGCCGGCTTCCGCCCAGGCCATGACGATCGGCGGCAACTACACCGCGAATGTGGGCCTGTCCCGCAACGCGATGCTGCTGGCCACCCGTCTGCCGGCCTGCCCCGAGGAAGGCGATCTCGCCATCCTCCGCGAGACGATCACCGACCCGCTGTCGGGCCTCAGCTTCGAGCTCGTGGTCTGGCCCGGCCAGCGCATGATCCTCTACGAGATCGGCGTCTGCTGGGGCACGCTCGCCGTCAAGCCCGAGCACATGGCGATCCTCCTCGGCTGAGTTTGCTCGGTCCTCGAATTCACAGGCCGCTCCATTCCCGGAGCGGCCTGTTTCGTTCCCGCTTCGTGGCTTCTCCTTCAAAAATCCGGTTTTCGACACCAGCGCCTCCGCATGCCGCTCTCTTTCTCCTCCACGCAGGCCAACCATCTTGCGGCCCGCGGCGCCGCCCAGCGTGCGTCGACCTTCCCGGTCTCCATCTCCTATCGCGGTTCCGTCATCGCCGCAATCCTCTCCTCCCTCCAGGAGACCCACGATCTCTCGCCGGGCGGCTTTGAACAGACCGTCCAGGCCACGATGCGCATCCAGCGCATTCTCCTCACGAGCCGGCCGCTGCTCGACGAGACGTTCACCGTCGTCGAGACCGGCCTTTCCTACAAGATCGACGCGGTGCAGGACAATCCCCGGGCCCCCGAGTGGGTCATGACCGTCCGCTCCGTCCTGGACTGACCGCTTCTCCAATGGTCAACGCCACCTTCCGCGCCGACCTGACGGATCTGCAGCGCTCGATCGTCCGCTACTCCGGGGTGTCGCAGCGCTCATTGCGCGATAGCTTCGTCCGCGCCATGCGCGGTGTGGTCAAGCGTGCCATGGGCATCACGCCCCCCGGCAATTCGATCGGCGAGCTCGGTACGCCGCGCGGCGACGGCGGCGGTCTCACTTCCGCCGACAAGGCCCGCGGCGACAGCGCCATCATCCGGGATCTCGCGGCCGTCTTTTCGGGGGTCACCCTGAAACACGAGCGGCGCGAGGTCACTCCCAACGTCAACGACAAGCACCGCGAACTCTTCATCAAATACAAGCAGCCCGGGCGCCCGCTCACCCGCGGCCGCAAGCAGCCCTATTACGTGGACCAGAACAAGCTGAAGGCCCTCGTTGTCGCCCTCGAGGGCCGCGTCGGCAAGCTCGCCTCCGGCTGGCTCGCGGGCGCGGATGCCCTCGGCGTCTCCGGCACGCCAGCCTGGGTTGCCCGCCACGGCTCGAGTCGCGGATCCCATCGGCTGATCCTGGAGATGTTCAATTACCAGCTCACTGTCTCCAACAACGAAGTCCCCGATGGCCTCGTCAACGAGCTCACTCGCCGGCTCGACTACGCCATCGGCTACGCGGACAACGCCCTCAACCGCGAGACGGCCTACATCCTCAACCGGGATGCCCGGGATTCCGGCTTCGACACCCGCTGACTCGCCTCAGCTTCGCTGAGGACGAGCCCTTCGAAGCTCGCAGAGCGAAGTAGGGGTATTTCGACACCCTTCACTACTACACCATGCCCAACGCTCCCTACGCCCTGCGCCAGAAAGTCGAAGCTTCGCTGCAATCCTACCTTCAAAGCAGGATCTCCGCTGTCTCTCCTTCCGCTCTAGACGGCACCAATATCCTACTTCGCCAGCAGGTCACCAATCGCACCTTCCCGATGGTCATCCTGGAATGTGCGCGCGGCGCAGAGGATGAGGCGGCGCAGGGCACCGGCCTCAGCCAGATCGAACTCACCATCCTCATCGGTTCCCTTGCCACGGAAGCCAACGCCGCCATCAACCATGCCTCGCGCGTCGGGATGATCGCCGAATGGATCGGTCCGTGCTCCAAAGCCGCAATTCTAGCGTTCTGTAACGATCCTTCGCCATCGCCAGATCAGCGCGTCGTGAAGGGCATCCTGATCTACGATGTGCTGCCTCCCCACGAGGATGGCGATCAGACCGCCCAGCACTGGATGGATCGCCTCGTGGTCACGATAATTGCCCAGATGCAAAATGAATGAGGCGGCCTCATTCATTTTGTCCTTCGAAGCCCAACGGGCGAAGTAGGACACGGTTTTTGACATGCGCGGCTGCGCATGGCATCAACTGTGAGAGGCGCCGCCCTCCTGAAATTCGGCACCATCACGCTCGCGACCTACGTCGTGCAAGCGCAAGACCTGGACAAAAAGATGGCGAGCTTCGAGGTCTACGATGAGGACGGCCAGGGCCTCACTGAGATCGAGAATTTTGAGCTGATCCAAACCCTGTCGCTCACAGTCATCCCCCTGGCGACCGCCGTCGAGCCTGCGCTCGCGAGCTCCATCACTTTCAACGGCATCATCTACACCCTCAAGGAGCTGAAGCGCGTCAACAACATCAAGCAGGTCGAGATGTGGACTCTGACCCTGCGCCGCATCACCGGCATCACCTACACGTGAGTCGGAGGCTCCCGCGATGAGCGAAGCCTCAAAGTCCGCAGCCGCGCCGCGCCTCAACGAAGTTGTGGACGCGCCCTCCAAAGCTTCAGCGACGGAGGGCCAGCCGATTCCATCGAAGCCGAGCCTCGCCGAGCGCTTCGCCGAGGCCTGGATAAATCGCCGCCACCGTGTGGCCGGCCGCCTGCTCGATCCGTTCTGCCTGCATCACGTCATGCTGCTCGAGGCGCTCAACAATCCTCTTGGCGCCGCCGCCGTCGGCAGTGATGCCCGCATCAGCTGGGGCGATCTTTTCGCGGCCGTGATCGTATGCACGGCACCCTACGAGGAGGAGATCCAGTTTCCCTCCGTCGGACTTCTCTGGCACCTGCGGGTCCGCTGGCTGACCTTCGTTCATTGGCTGCGCCGCCGCCCTGGCACCGCCCTCGCCTGGCACTGCGCTGCGTTTCGAAATTACCAGAACGACTACGAGAGCGCGCCTGATCTCTTCTTCGATGAGCAGACGACGCCGCTCACGGCGCCTGGGCTCCTCGCGAAGGCCGTCTTCCTGCAGATGCAGCTGCATCTCGATGAGCGGCGCGTTTTCACCATGCCGATCGGCAAAGCGCTGTTTTCCTACGCCGCGGCTGTCGAGCAGTTGAGCAGCGCCCGGCTACTGGAAAATGAGGAGAGCGATTTGATGGAAGTGCTGCGCAAGATTCAGGCCGGCGAAATCCCGATTCCCGCCCACTTCGGAGAAGCGGAATCCGGCCGCCCTGCGCTCACCCCTGAATTATTTGGAGAGGAGGCCTCCAGTGGCTAAAGTCGTTATCGAAGCCGGGCTCGATGCATCGGGTTTCAAGACCGGTCTCCAGAAGCTTTCCGCTGAGGGCGAGAAATTCGCCGAGGATCTCAATCGGCATTTTTCACCGGCGAGGTTCGCCGGGTCTGTGCTGCACGGCATTGGACTCGGCAGCGGCTTTGCCGTTGCGGAAAAAGCCGCCTCGATGGTCGCAAAATATTGGAGCGACGCTGCCGAAGCCGCGAAGACCATCGAGGATTCGAGCGCCGAGACGCTGGCGCACATCCAGCGCATGATCCTGATCTCACACCCGGAGCAGGAGCTCAGCATCACCGAGAAGAACCTTAAGGCCGCGAAGACCGCCCAAGCGGCCGCTGATGCCAAGACGTCAGCGACTGTTTTCACCATGGGCCCCGCAGGCGGTCATTTCGAAAAGCAGCGATCGCCGGAAGATGAAAAGGAATCGGCGGAGGCAAAGAAGAAGGTCGAGACCCTCGAGGAAAAAGTCAGCCAGCTCCAAGTCGCCGCGAAAAATAAGGAAAAGCTCGCAGCCGAGAAGTGGACCGCGGCGCTCGATGAGCAGGGCAAAAAAGACGCCGAAGCCAATGGGATGGACTGGGATTCGTTCAACAAATACGCCGTGCCGCGCAAGAAAGCCCCGGAGAAACCGGCGGCGCTCGACAAAAAAGCCAACGATTACCGCGAGAACATCTCCGCCGACACCCTGGCCGCGATCGGGGGCGGCGGCAACGTCAACGGAATCGGTCCCGTCAACCCCGTCATTGCTGAATTGAAAACCCAGACGGCTGTTCTCCAGCGCATGCTCGTCATTCTCGGCGGCGGTGGCACCGCCAGAAGTTTCTCGATCGTCCGCTGATCCCATGGCATCCACTCTCAGAGGCAACAATCTCGCGGCCAAGCAGCTCATCCACTACGGGGATGGCAGCTACAACGCCGACGGTACGGCACAGACTTCCGTTTTCTACGCCGTGCTGACTTCCGCGCTCGTTGGGCAGTTTCCCACGGTTGGAACCACCACGCATCCTCTTTACGGTGGATCGTGGAAGTGCTCGACGTATCGCTGGCAACGCGTCGCGCCCAACGTCACCATCCTCGAGATCGTCTTCACGGCCCCGATCTCCGTCGCCTCTTCCCAAATCGAGCAGGAATTCGACAACATCGCCGAGCTCGAGCCGATCACGAGCCATGCGAGTTTTGCGACCTTCGCCGGAAGTTCCACCGCGCCGGCCAACGGCGCGGTTTGGCTCGACGCGAAGGGCGTCGCCTTCGGCCAGTCCGGCTACGATTCCACCAGCGGTCGCTTCACTTATTTCGGCCCCGGCGCCTTCTACGGATTGGAAAACTATCTGCTGCCCAAGGGGCAATACCAATTCGCCTACAATGCCACGACACTGCCGATCGGTTCCGATGTGGGCAAGATCGCCGCTGCTCCCACGGGCGCGCCCACGTTGCCCGGCGCGGCCACCTGGTTGCTGACTGCCCGCACGTGGCGCCGCACGGCCTCTTCGATCTGGCGCATCGTCGAGACCTATCGCGCATCCGGCCCCGCCGGCTGGAACGCCGCGATTTACACCTGAGCCATGGACGCCAAGGGCACCAGCCGCCTCGGCATCCGGTATGTGAAGGAGTGCAGCGATCCCGAGCTGAAGCTCCTGCTGAATCAGCTGATCGAGATGGGCGACATGCTGGCGCCGGCCAATGTCGGCGACGTCTTCGGTTCCGTCACGAAGCAGGGCACGATCCTGCGGACGAAAAACCAACCCACGCAGCCCACGCCCGCTACCACCACTCCAGTCGCTACCATCCTACCGTTCCAGATCATCGACGCCACCGTCCCTGGCACGACGCCCGTCGCCAATCTCCGCGTCACCTACGGCCTGGTTAACGCCATCACTCCCACCCTGGACGGCACGTCGCTGGCTTCCGCCTCGCCTCCGGTCCACAATCTTCCCGCCGCCGGCACCTACAGGGTCTACCTCAAAATCGATTCCAGCGCGTCTGTCGTCACGGTGCAGGTGGCCATCGGTCCGCAACCCGCCGACGATGCCAGCTTCGGTTACAATACTCTTGGCGAGGTGGATGTGATCGCATCGGGGGCAGGATTCGTGGTCCAAGCCATCCGCAACGCCAAGGTGAGTTCACTCACCTTTGTTCGGTGCGCCTCCGCTGTTTACTACTGGGGCCAGCAATAACGCGCCATGCCCGCGATCGCTACACGTTGTCGCTCCAAGAGTGGTTCGCTCACCCTTCCATTTTTCGCCTCGTTCGACGGGGTATCGACCTACAGCTATCCGGTTTTCAAGCCGAACTCGGGCGCTAATTTCACCGAATGTCGCGGGCCTTGTCTCAGGAGTCAACTTGTCGCTGGTCCTGGCCAGGCTTCTACCTTAAGCACCTCCGGCGCTGGAACGGCATTCTGCTCGGGACTGGGAAGTTATCCCGTGAGCTACTCGGTGGGTCTCAGTGGTTTTAATCTGGGAAACGGTTACTGGCGATACACCGTAACTTTCAGCGTGACCGGCGCTCCCAATGGCGATCCTTGGTATGCCTCTGTCGCCGTTTCGCCGTTTGCCCCGGTGGCACTCGCTTCGGGAAGCACATTTGACGTCCCTCACCTGGGTAGCTTTGGAATTTTGTCCATCGCCTCGGCGAGCTGTTCCCTCGTTGGGATCACTTTTGGGCTATTGGCGGCGGGATTCGTGTTCTTCTTCACGCCGTTCAGCTATCTCCAGAAAATCCTCTACTGGCAAAACTCAACTCCGGTCGATCCCTACATTCTCAGTGCCAACTCGAGCTATGACGTTCCCGCGGATTGCACTTCCACCTTCGTAAGCGCGGCGAATTCCTCCGGGCTTTTTTCATATCGAATGGTTGAATGGCAGGGCATCGCCACAGGCCTAACGCCGGGGAATGTCTACCATGCCATCTTCACCTTTGAGCTGAGACCGCGAGGCAGCGGCGGTGCCTGGAGTAACGCGCCGCGCGGATACAACATCGTCTTCAAAGCCGGCGCCCAAGCCCTGGTGCTCCCCTGGTTGGCTGTTCCCCAGCTCCAAATCGATTTGGTAACGAACGAATATAGATTGAAAGCCGTCTCGATCAGTTGAATTCCATGACAATCACGCAAATCTGTATTTCTCCGTCTGGAGATATTATCCCCTGCGTCGACCCGGCCGCCTCTGCGATGGATGCTTTCCCTGACTACGGAAATCCTGAACCCGCACCGAACGGCCCCAAGCTCTGGGCAACCTTGCATCTTAGAGCTCTCTCAAGCAACGGCGCTCCCGATGCCGCCTGGATGGCAGAATTTTCCACAGCCATCCCCCGCACCTGCTGCGGCGAGGACTGGCATAGGTGGTGCGCCGCACATCCCCCGCGCTGGGCGGACTACTTTGCCTGGACTGTCGAAGCTCACAACGCAGTCAACGTCCGTCTCGGAAAACCCATCCTCGGGCTCAGTGCGGCTCGAGAGCTTTGGACAACGCCCCCTCCCCATGCCGCATAAGCATCGCGTCAAGCCCAAGGCCACGAAGCTGTTGAAGAAACTGGCAGTCGTCCCTCGGGCGATGCCCTGGCGCGTGATCGAGCACGCCCGCAATGTGCACGAGATCCGCTTCGATAATGTCCGCAGCGGTTGGAAGCAATCCGCCCTCCTCTCGAGCGACCACCACTGGGACAATCCCCACAGCGATCGCGAGCTCATGCGGCAGCACCTCGAGGAAGCCCTCGCCCTCCGCGCGCCGGTCATCATCTACGGAGACTTCTTCTGCGCCATGCAGGGCAAATGGGACAAGCGCTCCAATAAAAACGACATCCGGCCCGAACACGCCAAGGGCGACTACCTCGACCAGCTCGTCACCACGGCCGCCGATTGGCTCGCGCCCTACGCCATGATCCTCGCAGTGATCGGGCCCGGTAACCACGAGACCGGAGTCGCCAAGCGCCACGAGACCTACCTGATCGACCGGCTCGTCGAGGCGATCAAAGCCCGGGTCCCGCAGAGCCCCGTCCGCGTCGGCGGATTCTCAGGCTGGGTGAGATTCCAGTTTACCGTCTGCGGCTCCGAGCGCCATAGTCGCCGCCTGTGGTATCACCACGGCTACGGTGGCGGCGGCCCGGTGACCCGCGGCGTCATCCAAACCAATCGGCGGGCCGTCTATACCATCGCCGACTACATCGCCACCGGCCACACCCACGACGCCTGGATCATGCCGATCCAGCAGCAGCACCTGAGCGATTTTAACGTGGTCAAGCATGGCGAGCAGCTCCACATCTGCACCCCGGGCTACAAGGAGGAATTTGCCGACGGCTTCGGGGGCTGGCACATCGAGCGCGGTGGCCCACCCAAGCCCATCGGCGCCTGCTGGCTCGACTGGACCTTCCGCGGCCACCAGATCCACACCGAGCCTCGCATGGCCAAGCCCGGCCTGCAGCGGGCCGCCTGAGCGGCGCAGCAGGGTTTGACACCCTCGGCCCTGAGTGAGCTCCACCGCCGGGCTGGGCCCGCTTCTCCTTCTTCTTAAAGGCACCTCTGCCGCTCTGCGCCTCATCTTTCTCGAGGATGACGGCACGCCCATTAATCTGACCGGCGTCACAGCGCTGAAGTTCGTCATCAAGCGCGATGCCTACATTGCCGACACCTACGCGATCGTCAGCAAAGTCCTGGCGAATTTCACGCTGACGTCACCGCTTTCCGGCATCGTCGATCTCGCGATCGCCGCCGCTGACACTGCTACCGCCGACAGCTGGGGTGACTATTTTTACTACGCGCAAGCCACGCTCCCCAGCGGTCGCGTCGTCACGCCTGATCTCCTGCGCGGGCCGTGCAAGCTGGATCTGGCCTACGATGCCACCCAGGCCAACAAAACCTTCGGCGCCTGCATCTACCGCACTGACGCCCCGTCCGGCGTGGCCGGCCAGACCGTGGGGGTGATTCCGAACTACGTTCTCAATCGCTCCGATATCACAGCTCTGACCAGCGGCGGCAATTCCCTCGCCGCCCTCGACATCTCGACGATCAAGAGCGGCAACCCGATCATCTCGGTCTTCTTCACGGGTTCCATCCGCGCCGATTACCGGCTCCGCCTGAAGGGCGCGAGCTCGCAGAGTCTTCCTTGGCTGATCCTCAGCACCAATGACGCCAGCTACATCTGGGAACTCGTTGGCGTGATGAAGGAGGGCGTTCCGGCCCCGTGGAATCCCACAACCAGCAAATTTCACCAGGAGCTCCTCACAGGCTCCGGCACCCAACTCACCAGCGGCTACGATCCCGCCGGCTTCACCCTTCCCGTCTGATCATGAAATCGCCTGTCCCGATCTCCCATCTCCGATCTGCGATCTTCGCCGTCTTCGCCCTCGCGGCCCAGATGGCTTTTTCTCAGCCCACGCCCGTCGTCACGCAGGCCAGCGTGACGGTCAACAGTACAACGGGCGCCCTCCTTTTCCCTGCGGTCTCGGTTTTCGGTCCCATCAACGGCATCGTTAACTACACCGGGACGCCGGCCAAGGGCACGCTCACGCCCGCGACTGCCTCTACGACCTTCGGTACCCTGGCCATCGGTACCAATGGCCAGGTCCTCACCGCAGACAGCACACAAGCGACGGGCATGAAGTGGGCTGCTGGCCCGGCGACGACCTTCACGGCGCTGACCGATGTCCCGGCCTCCTATACCGGTCAGGCGCTAAAAGTGGTAAGCGTAAACGCCGGCGAGACTGCGCTCGTTTTCACTGCCCTGACAGGCGGCGGAAACGCGCTGACGTCGAATCCTCTTTCCCAGTTCGCCGCGACGACGTCTGCCCAGTTGGCCGGCGTGCTGACAGATGAAACTGGCACCGGCGCAAACGTCTTTGGCACATCCCCGACGATCAACACCCCGGTCCTGGCCGGCGGCTTCACTGCTTCGGGCTCTGGATCCAACACGTTCGCCGGCAGCACGGGCCCCTTCATCACCTCGACCGGCGCCAATACCCTGAGCGGTGCCGTGACCATTGCTGACGCCACGACTCCGTCTCTCACGACCGCAGCCGGAAAGACCAATACCGGCTTCATCCAGGTGAATGGCAAAACCTCCGGCGCGCTCAAGCTGCTGCCCGCTGATGCCACCGGGCAGACCGTGACCATTGCGACTGCCGCGCAGACCATCGGTGCCCCGACCCTAACCGTCCCCGACATGGCCGGCGTCAGCGATACCTTCGATTTGATCGGCAAAGCGCAGACGCTCACAAACAAGACGCTCGTGAGTCCGATCCTGACGACGCCGACCCTTGGCGTCGCCACGGCCACCAGTCTCAACGGCAACACATTCACGACAGGCACCTACACCATCACCGGTGCAGCGGCGAAAATCCTGACGTTCAATGCCACGCTCACGCTCGCCGGCACGGACGGCTCGACTTTGAATGTCGGCTCGGGTGGCACACTCGGCACTGCCGCCTATACCGCGACCAGCGCCTATGAGGTCCCCCTCACGTTCTCGACCGGCCTCACACGCACGACCAACACGATCACGGTCAACCCGAGCCAGAACATCGCGACTCTCTCCAATCTCACGACCAACGGCTTCATCAAGACCGGCGGCGGCGTCGGCACGCTATCGATCGATACCAACACCTACCTCACTGCCAATCAGTCGATCACGCTTTCCGGTGACACCACCGGATCGGGCACGACCGCGATCACGACCACAATTCCCGCCGGCACCGTCACCCTGGCGAAGATGGCGAACCTCGCCGCCAATTCCTTCATCGGCAACAACACGGGTTCCCCGGCAGTCCCGCTCGCCCTTACTGTCGCCCAATCGAAGACGCTGCTTGCCATCGCGCAGGCCGACGTCGCTGGCCTCACCACGGCCTCCACGCCGCAGTTCACACGTCTCGGCGTGGGTGGCGCGGCGGACGCCGTCAATGCCGTCCAGATCACAGGCGGCACGGTTAGCGCCGATACCCACCCGATCGATATCACGCAGACGTGGAACTCCGGCGCCGTCACTTTTACCGGCATCAAGCAGAACGTCACCAATTCCGCCAGCAACTCTGCCTCTAAGCTGATCGACCTCCAGGTCGGCGGCGTCAGCAAGTTCTCGGTCGATGAGCTCGGCAACGTCACGTCGACCAATGTTTCCGGTGTGGCCAATCCGACAGCCACAATCGGCCTGACGGCCATCAACGGCAGCGCCGCCACCTCCATTCGTTCCGACGGTGCTCCCGCGCTCAGTCAGGCAATTGCGCCGACATGGACGGGCATCCATACTTTCGCTCCTACCGCCCGCACGAGCGGCACCGCAGCGCAGCACGTCTTCACTGGCGGCGCAGATACAGGTCTGAGTGCGTCGGGCGAAGCCGTGGATTACCTCATCGACATCTCGCAGACGAAACAGCATGCCACCGGCGCGCTCACTACGCAGCGCCACGTCAGCGTGCTGAGCGGCACCGATTCCTTCGTCGGCGCCTCCGTTGTTACAAACGATGCCACGTTCTCGGTAGACGGCCCGATCTCTGGGGGCACCAACGCCACGCTGACCAACGCCCACGCGATCTATGTGCCGACCAAGGCGCTCGGTGGTGCGGTAACCAATGCCTTCGCGGCCACCTTCAACGCTCCCACGGGAGCAACCAACAACTTCGCTCTCCAAACCACGGGCGCCACAACCGCCACGGCCGCCCCCCGCACGGCCGGCGTGGCAACGCAGTTCCTCTTCACCGGCGCCGCCGACTCTGGCATGACCACCGCGACCGAGGCCATCGATTTCCAGATCAATCTCAACCAGACGAAGCAGCATGCCGCCGGCGCGCTCGCCACCCAGCGGCACGTGGTGATCAACGCCCCAACGGATTCCTTCGTCGGCGCTTCTGTTGTGACCGACGATGCAACACTCGCGATCGATGGGCCTCCCTCCGGTGGCGCTTCTGCAACTCTCACCAATACTCATGGCCTGCTGATTCAGCAGCGCGCCGTATCCAATACGACCACGGCCTCCGGCATCACTGTGAACGCTCCAACGGGAGCCAGCACTAACTGGGCCGGCCGCTTCATTGGCAACATTACAGCTTCTGGGCTGGAGAACACTCCGATTGGATCTGTTACACCCGCGGCAAGCATTTTTACTTCAACTACTTCTTTTTATTCTACGGTAAACGGATCAAATCCAGGGCTGACGACTCCAAACATATTTGTTCTTGATACCGACAGCGGTGGGACCGCTCGACTTTTTTCGCTAGGTCCGAATTCGTCCACGTACGGCACCTTTGCCTTTACTGGCGTCAAGAGTTCGGGTGCCGGCGCGCTGCTTTTTGCAACAATCAATAGTGCCGGGTTTTCTACGACTGCCGGCATCACATCAAGCTCTGGCACGCTTGGGATTGGGTATACGCCAGGCGCGGGAGGCACCATCACCCAAGCGACGAGCAAGTCAACCGGTGTTACGCTAAACAAGATGACGGGCCAGATTACAGCGAATGGCGCCAGTCTCGCCGCCAATACTGCGGTCAGCTTCGTCCTGACCGATTCCTCGATCGCCGCAACCGACATGGTCCACGTCTGGATGGTTTCAGGCGGCTCGCTGAACTCCTACCACTTCGATGTCGTGGCGGTCGGATCAGGCTCCTGCACGATCCAGATCCACAATTTTAGCGGCGGTGCCCTGGTGGAGACGCTCGTGCTCGGTTTCGCCGTCATCAAGGCGGTCAACTCGTAATCCGAGAATTGACACCGCCCGCACGCCAATGGCCACCAAGACGATCACCAACTGGCGCCTCTGGATCCGCGGTCTCATCGGCGCTGTCGTCGGCGGTGGCGCCAATGCCATCTGCGTCATGGTCGTCGCCCCGGATCAATTCAACTTCGACACCGGCTGGGAGAAGCTCTGGCACTTCACGCTCATCTCCGCCGTTGTTTCCGCCGCCTTGTATCTCAAGCAGGCCCCTGTGCCGCCCGAGGAACAGGAGACCACCGCCACCATCGCTCCTTTCCCTCCCTCAAAACCATGAAAAAGCTCAGCCTCCTGTTCTTGTCACTCGTCACTTGTCTCTCGTCACTTCTGACGGGCTGCGTCTCCGCCACTTCGAAACCCGTCGTCGCCGTTCCGACCGCCCAATCGATCGCCCAGTTCGTCACCCCCATGGCTCAGGCCGCCGTCCCGCTCGTCCTCGAGAAGAATCCGTCCTATGCGCCCGCGATCGACATCCTGGCTGACTCGATCCCGGTGCTTCTGGGCTCCGGCAACCTCACGCCCGAGGGTATCACAGCCGCGCTGAATACGCTCAACGCCAAGGCCTCCCTCGCGCTCAGCCCTGACGCCATCGCTTTCGTCGCCAACGGTCTCTCCATCGCGATCTCCCAATACGAGGCCACTTACGGGCTGAAGGTATCCACCGCGACGGATCCTGGCGTCCAGATCATTCTCGCAGCCTTTTCCACTGGGCTGAAGAACGGCGTCGCCACTTGGAAGACTGCGCATCCGTCGCCCTGACCATGGGTGTGCTGTCCGCCATCACTGCGTTCTTCGGCGCCCTCGGCGAGGGGCTGAAGCTGGCCTACGTCCGCTTCACCGCGAAGAACGCGCCCGACGTCAAGGCCGCCGCCGTCGGCCAGGCTGATGCCAAAGTCTCCGACGCGGCCGCTGAAGATGTCGCCTCGGGCGACTTGGACAAAATCCGCAAAGACGCTGCCGAGTGACGATGTACCGGGCCCGCAGAGATTCCGCCCATTCCGAATGGGCCTTGATTGCGCTCATCCTCATCGCAGCCGGCTTTGGCAGCCTGCTGCTGAGCAGCTGCGGTACGGTGATCCCTGATCCGGTAACGAGCTCCGCGGCCAGCTTCGATGCTAATGAGCAAAACAGCGGCATCATCGCCGCCACGCCCACCGGCTACCTTGTCACGCCCCACTTCCGCGATCGCTACAACCAGCTCATCGCCATCTACGGCCCCGCCTTTACGCCGCGGCTCGAGGCCGATGCCGGTCTCGTGCGCGCGCCCTCCGAAGCTTTAGCGAAGGAGGACCCGATCGCTGGCCAATACATCATCGATCGCCAGCACCTGGTATATTTCGTGCGGATGAATATCTGGCACAAGATGGGGAGGCCCGCGCCATGAACTCACTCAAGGCCGCGCTCGAGGCGCATCCCTCTCTTGGCTGGTTCGGAAGTTTCCTGGCACTGTTCCTTTCATGGATCAGCTGGCTGCTCACGCACGTCACGGCCATCGCGCAAATTCTCGCCCTGGGTGGCGCAGTCTTCGGCTTCATGGCCGGCTACTACACCTGGCGGATCCAGCGGGATTCGTGGCGCGAGCGCAAAGCCCGGCATCGCCGCGACCTCTTCGAGTGAGGGCCTGTCCGCCATAGGCTCGGCGGCGGCGGACGAAGGCGGGGAAATTTGACATGCCCCCGTGGCATGTCCGCCCCCGATGAATTGCTTGCCCTGATCAAGCCCTACGCCGCGAAGTTCGGCTGTCCCATTTCGGTTGAGTGCGCTGTGAGTACTTCCGCCCCCGACCAGCCCAAGTGGCGGGTCTTCATCGAAAAGACCGGCCAGCGCACGGCTTCGCAGCTCGCCAGCTTCGAAGACGCCATGGCCGACTCTGCCGTCCAGGTTGAAACCGCGGCCCAGATGATCGTGCGCCTGCGCAAGGAAGCGGCCGACCGCATTGCCGAGGCCACCCAGCTCGAGACCGATCTCTTCGCCATCGAGCCCCCGCCTGGATCGTGAACGCCCATCCGAATCCGTTTCGGCTGCTGTTCGTCTTGGCGGCGCTCGTCACGGCCGTCTTCTGCGGCGGCTGCGCCCACAGCACCCCCGATAAGAATTTCCTGAGCTACGGCAGCACGACTGTCGGCACGGCGGATCTCGGCCAGTTGGTGCCCCCGGCCACGTTCGCTCCCTGGCAGGACACCCTGAAGTTTTCCAATGCGCACGACGCTCACCTTACGGCCCAGCTCATCCAGGGCGGCGGCGAAGACTGCGTGGATGCCAACAACGGCAGCACCAATCTCACGGTGCATTCCGATTCCTGGTCCAGCGGCGGCCTCTACATCTGCACCCTGAAGGGCGGCTGCGATGGCATCACGCTCAGCGGCGTGATCGTGAAGCACGGCCAGCAGGTCGACGTTGATCTGGACGACTACTCCGATCAGAGCGCGCTGCCCTGCAAAAATATCTACCTCAACTTCACCACCTCCGATGGCTCCCCCGTGACCTGGTGGTCGCTAAAGGGCTGCCGGCCGGTGTTCCTGAATCCCTCCCAGCCCTACCGCTGCATCCTTTATCTGACGTCCGCCGAGGGCGCCTTCTTCGATACAGTCCAGCGCTTCCTGGTGAACCACTGAGCGGCCGCGCCCTTCGAAGCTCAACGAGCGAAGTAGGGCTATTTCTTTCCCGCCTCAGCCTCGATCGCATCGAGAGTTTTCGTCATTTCGGAAGCCCAAGCTGGAAAGTATTTCTTGTGGTCGTCGACGAAGCCGCGCTGATGGCGCAGATAATCCCTGACGCTGTTCTGAATCGACCAGCTTCGCTCTGTAACTCCCTTCAACCGCTCGAGTGTCCCACGGGCGCTCAGCACGTCGACCCACTCCGCGACGCCTGCAAAAGGATCCTCCGGCTTGATCATCTCGGGATGCCAAGAGTCGTCTCCGAGTTGAAGCATGCGCATCCTCTCGGCATGCGCGGCGGTATCGGCAAACGACTGCTCCTGGATCGCCCTGCTCGTTTCCCGAGCAGTCTTGGCCGACCATACTGTCCAGATCACTGCCGCCGCGCACAGGATCGCCGCAAAGGTTGCGAGGAAGGTCTTCACATCCCCGCCTTGTCGAGCAGCCAGGACGGCTGCTGGCGCAACGCACTCGCGATACGTGCTAAGTTATCGAGCGAGAGGTTGACGTACCCGCCTTCGATTCGGCTGATGTGAGCGGAATCCATTTCGCAAAGGTCGGCAAGCTCGACCTGGGTCAGATTCATAGTCTTACGTACTTTTCGGATCGCGAGACCGAGCGCAACCTGTCGCTCCTTCGGGGATGGGTGCAAACTGAAATCATACCAATCCGCCTACGTAATCTCCCATGTGTTATAACACAAGATTTTCTACCCATTTGGTGTGTGCCCCATCCCGACATCCCCAAAATAACCTTCACACTCATCCAGGAACGCGAGCTTCGTCGCGAATTCTCCCGCGTCCTGATGGCCCACATGTCCGAGATCCAACTCGCTGCTGCCCGTGAGGAGTGGGAGCTCATTTGTGCGGCGCGCGGCTGGTATTCCCCTGACCTTTCTTTGCCTGCCGCGCCCTGTCTGCTCGCTCCAGATCTGTCATGAGCTCCTCGGCAACCAGGCGAGGGACCTCCTCGAGCTGCTGCTGGTAGGCGTCTAGGTGCTCCACCAAGGCTGCGGCCACCACCGACGAGTAGTCCGCTTTAAGGCCCCTAGCCTGTCGGCGTTTGACTTCCGCGCGTACCCGCAGATCGAGTATCGTCGGCAAACTGATGGTAGTCCGGATTGGAACGAGATCCGGTAATGGCTTCGGGCGCGGCACGCTGGAAAGGGAGCAGCCCCCGAAAATGCGCGCAAGATTGTCCTTGCGTTTTGTGTATGATGTTATCATACCCTATAACCAATGAGCGAGACGGCCCGCACAACCATCAGCATCAGCAAGGATGTTTACGACCGCGCGCTCGCCCATGCCGAGCCCGACAAGCGGAATTTCTCCAACCTCTGCGAGGTTGCCCTCGAGGAATATCTCAAGGTCCGTGAACCCGCTGCTGACGAGGAGATCGCCCAAGCCGTGGTCGAGGCCAAGGCCGCCAAAGTAGATATCCCCAACGTCCTCGCCGCGGCCGTTCGCCGGAAGGAAAAGTCCGCAGCCTAAAATCTCGTGCCCACCAACGCCATCAACGAACTCCGTGGGCAGCTGTCCACGTTTGCGCTTACCTGCCGTGCGCGGCGCTGGTTCGGTGCCCTGTTTCATCTCCGCATCACGCGCGCCATTGCCAATGATATTGTCCGCGAGCAGCGCGCTCAGGCCGAGACTGCCTTTTCCGCCGAGCAGGCCGACCTCGCCGCCGCCCAGATCATCGAGCAAGTTACTCGTGATGGAAAGGTGACGCGTTCTGAACTATCTCTTCTTCGCAAGGCTCGGCGGTTTATCCAGCGCAGCGCGCGAGCGGACCATGCGATCAGCGAAAGGGCCCATCTGTCATGAAGCCCGATATTGAATCCCTCCTGATGCACGGGCGCGACTGGCAGCCGGCCGTCGACGTCGCCAACTGGCTCATCACTGAGAAGCTCGACGGGGTTCGCGCCTACTGGGATGGCAGCCAGCTCTGGACCCGCTCGGGCAACCTGATCAACGCTCCTGCCGAGTTTATCGCCGCATTGCCCCAGCGGATCGCGCTCGATGGTGAGATCTGGGCCGGCCGAGGTCGACTCTCCGAGGCCGTAGTCGCCGCCAAGTTCGGCCGCTTCACCGCGCGCACCGCGTTCCATGTTTTCGATTCTCCTGGCGAAAACGGCACATGGCTGCACCGCATGGCGGGCGTCCGTAGTTATTTTGACGAGACTCCGCAGCTGAGGATCGTCGCTCACGAGGTGCTTCCCAGCATCAATGAGCTCGGCGGTTTCTTCGATGCCGTCGCCGCAGCCGGCGGCGAAGGCCTCATGCTTCGTTCGCCAACGGCCGACGTCTATCAGGCCGGTGCGCGCACGCATACTTTGCTCAAATTTAAGGCGCCCCAGGCCGAGCTCCTCCGCAACTACCTGGCTCTCGTCGCCGCTTAGCCCCCTTTTTTTGCCCATCCCACTCAGGGTTTCCCCGATCCAGCCATCAGATTTTCCCCGATCCATGCCCACCGAACTCTTCTGCACCAGCTACACCGCCCTCGCCGATGCGACGGGCGTCAGCGTCTACGAGCTGAAGAGCATCCATAAATTCTCCCGCGCCCAGGCTGACTGCCCCTTCATCGGCCGCAGCGGTGGCTATGCGTCAGATCTGCGCAAGTGGAAGCTAGCCCACCGGGACTTCATTCCTTCCCACCAGTGGTCGCGCTCCCCGGCGAAAAATTCAGGGCCGTCACGCACGCCTGCAGGTCGCGGACGTTCAGCTTCTGGTAAATCCGATGCACCGAAACCGACGAGTGGTTCACATACCGCATCGCCTGCTGCTCCGGAACCCCTTTGCGCGCCATCTCGCTGATCACCCCCACCCGCGTCGAATGAAAGCACGTATGCCCCAACTTCAGCTTCTGGCGCAATGCCCACCATTCCTTCGCCGCCATGCGCGGCAGGGTGCAGGTGTGCGTGGCACCGGCGGCGCGCAGCTGCTTGATCAGCGGCACCAGGGCGGGATGAAGCGCAGTCAGGTGTTCCCGGCGCCCATCGCCCCGGCCCTTGGTGAAGAAGCGGATCTCGCCCCGGGCCTCATCCACGTCGGTCATGGCCACCCGGGTCTCGCTCAGCCGACAGCCCTGGTAGTAGGCAATCTCGAAGGAGACGGTCATCCAGCGCTCAGTGATCGGCCTTTCCGCCTCGAGCTCGACTACCGCGGCGCGGATTGTCGCCACCTCCGCCTGCGTCAGCTCTACCTTCTCTTTCGGCGGGTCGCGCCGGATGCCCATCCGCAGGACGGGGTTCATCAGGGCGAAACCGCGTTTCACCGCCTCGCCCATGATCAGGCTCAGCACCTTCAGGTTGCCGATCGCAGTGTTCTTGCTGACCGTTTTGCCGCAGTGGCGCTTCACCTTCATGCGCCAGGCGAGGAACTCCTTCCCGTGGCTGTAGGTGAGCTGCGCGGGGGACATGACGCGCCTTTCGAGCAGAAACGTGCTGAGGAAGCTCCACGCGGCCTTGTAGCTCGTCACGGTCAAAGGATCGCTGCCCCGGCCCTTCAGGAACGGCAGCACCCACGCGGACCAGGCCTCCTGCCGGCGCACGGAGCCCATTTTGGCGAACTCCGCGGCCTTCACCTCGCCGTAGTGCACGGCCTTTCGTTTGCCCGCCGGATCGTCCAAGCGGTGGGACGTGGCTTCGGATTTCCAGTCCAGCGTCTCGACGGACAGGTATTTAACGTACCACACCGGTCGCCCTGGGCGCTGGAACACCGAGTAGCCTCTTCTCATGGCACCAAGTGGCACCAAGCATGCATATCGAATGCAAGCCCTTTCCTGCTGAATGCAACTGTTTGCGCAGGGTTTGCACAGGCACCCCTATACTCCCCGGTTCGATTCCGGGACTTGCCACCACTCTCAGACGGTAGCGCGGCACCAAGCCGGCACCAAAATGAGGGCCTTCATGGCCCCGGGAGGGTCGCATGAAGCGTCTCTGGCAGGCCGTTCGGGATATCACTCCCGACTCATTTGCGCCGAACGGTGGCGCGCATGTCTTCGATGCGGACCGGGGCGAAGAGCCCAGCCGGGCTGCGCCACGCCGTGAGGCTGCCGCGGCGAGCACGCCCATGGGCTCGGCTGTCCGTATCGATTACCTCAAGACCGGGAAGACCTATCTCTTCCTCGATTACATCGCGGGGATCTGCGGCATCGATGCGCACGAGCTGCACTTCCGTTTCCGGCCGAACCACTGGGGGTGCCCTGGCCACTGGATCCTGAGCGCGGGCCGCACGTGCTACGCTGAGGCCGCGTTGCCCGAGCTCGCGCGCGAGCTCGAGGAGTTGGGCGCGGGCACTGCGGCGGCCAAGTTGCGGGATCTAATTTCCACGGGGCGCGGCGGCACGGCAACGGCAGAGGGATTAGAGTCGCTCCGGACAACCGCCGCGCCTGCGTCGGACCCTTGGTATCGGAAAGGAGCTCTCGCATGAAGAGCATCGCCCTCGGCTTCATGATTTGCTGCGCCGTTTTCGTACTGGCGGCCGTCGAGGCGGCGGCTGCGCCATTGCGCAAGAAGGAAGAGGCAGAGGCGCCCGGGTATCGGGACGAGATTCTGCTCGATGCGATTGCCCAGGTGGAGAGTGCCAACAACCCACTTGCAATCGGTGCCGCCGGTGAGCGCACGGAGTATCAGTTCATGGCCGCCACGTGGTCGCAGTATACCCGTGTGCCGTTCATCTTCGCCGGGCGCGATCGACTTTTGTCACGTCAGGTCGCGCGCGAGCATTTGGCCTGGCTGCGCCGGGAGCTCGTGGCTCGTGGATTCGGCGACAGCCCCGAGGTCCTTGCTGCCGGCTGGAGGTTCGGGGCAGACAATGCCCGAGGCTCCCGTCGGGTCGATTCCTCGCAACGAGTGGCCAACCTCTACGTCGATTTTCTTCACGCCAGGCAAGCGAAAGGGCTTCGCTGATGACGAAGCCGCGCTCGGATCACTTCGCCCTGGGATCTGCCCACCCGGCGCCACGTGGCGCCATCTGGACCGTCGACGGGCCGCAAGTGTACGATGCGCGCACGCCACGGGACATTCTTGAGGAGCAGGAGGGCGAACCGGAACCCGATCGCGGCGCCATCTTCCGTCAGGCCATGGGTTCCCTCTTTGTGGATGGCCCTCACCCGGCGATGGTGATGCGACATGCCTTCCGGATGGCTCAGGAGGTCGAC